GGATTCGATGACTCAGGCTATACTGCGTTTTAGACAGGGTGGTTTTATTACGACCCCAAGTGATTATGAAGAAGAAGATTTAATGTATTCTCGCAGAAGAAAGGAATATTACTAATGGCTATAAAACCTAATCGTAAACCTATGAAGTTTGCTTCAGGGGCAAAAGATAAGCAACAAAGAAATGCGATAGATGATGCTATAATTGCTGCTATGAGTGATGATTCAGAAAGAGCACTATCATTTGACGATACGCAGCTTATGAAAGAAATGATTGGTAGAAAAGAAAGTTTAGCAGAATCCATGATGAGTGGCGAGTCAGGTAAAACTATTTCTGATGCAGATCGTAAACGTGCAACAATTCGTGCAACAAGCTTGTTAGGAATGCCCACAAAAAAACCAAGAGCAAGACCAGATGTAGGTGCTATTGAGCGTGGAAATAACTCAGCTAAACGAACAGCCCAAGATTTATCTAGTATGGAAGCGGGTGGACTCGTTGGTGGTCAAGTAAAGCTTGATAAAAATAAAGATGGAAAAATATCAGGTGCAGATTTTAAAATGATGGAAGATGGTGGAGAAGTAAAAGGGAAAAAACGTAAAAAAAGTAAGGGAAATATGTGTCGTGGCGGTGGTGCCGCTCTTCGTGGCACTAGTTTTTCTGGAGTAAAGTAATGAGTGATGTGACTTACAGCGTTGATATAGAAAAGCTAAAATCTGGTGTAAATCAGGTTTTCTTTGATTGCTGTGAGTCACAGAATATTGAGGTTGGGGCGGAGGATATCGAATGTGGCATCTCCCTGCCCATTGATGCAGGCGCTCCCAAAGTGTTACTGCTCCATGATGGTTGAGCGACTTTCGCTCCAACACCTAAAAGGGAAAGAAAATGGCTATTGAAAAAGATGCAGGTCCAGGCGGCGCTTTAGAGCAACAGATGCTCGAACAAGCTGAAGTGTTGGTTGGAGATGCGATAGGTGAAAACCCTGGAGTTTTTAACTTTGACGATGGCTCTGCTATTGTTGGAGAATACACAGAAATGGAAGCAACGGTTGAAGTTGCTTTTGATTCCAATTTAGCAGAAGTCATGGAAGAGGGAGATCTTGGTCAAATATCAAATGATTTGATTGGGAGCATTGATGATGATTTCTCATCTAGACAAGATTGGGAAGATACATATAAGCGTGGCCTAGATTATTTAGGAATGCAGAATGAAGAAAGAGTTGAGCCTTTTGAGGGTTCCTCTGGCGTTGTTCATCCTCTTTTGGCTGAAAGTGTTACACAATTCCAAGCACAAGCTTATCGTGAAATGTTGCCTGCAACTGGTCCTGTAAGAACACAGGTAATTGGAGGACAGAATGAGCAGCTTGTAAAGCAATCTGAACGTGTAAAAGACTACATGAATTACATGATTACCTACGAGATGGAAGAATATGACCCAGAAATGGATCAGATGTTGTTTTATCTCCCGATTGTGGGTTCTACCTTTAAAAAAGTTTACTTTGATCCTCTGAGAGGTCGTGCCGTAAGCCAGTTTGTGCATGCTGAAGACTTGGTTGTGCCCTATGGAGCTACAGATTTAGCCACATGTCCTAGAATTACGCATGTAATTAAGATGGATTCTAACGAAGTAAGGAAGCTTCAGTTAGCAGGGTTCTATCGTGACGTTGATTTGCCTGACAATGGGTCAAGTGGCGAAGAAATGTCAGAGGTTCAGGAGACAATTAACGAAATACAGGGTGTTCACCCTAGTAATGCGTCTGTTGAACTAACATTATACGAGGTTCATACCGATTTAGACCTCAAAGGCTTTGAAGATATGGGTAGTGAGGGCGCTCCTAGCGGCCTAAAACTGCCATATATCGTTACAATTGTGGAAGATACGGGTGAAGTCCTATCAATTCGTAGAAATTACGAAGAAATGGACACAATGATGCGGCGCAAGGACTATTTTGTGCATTATAAGTTCCTTCCAGGGCTAGGTTTCTATGGTCTTGGTCTTACGCACATGATTGGTGGCTTGGCACAAGCTTCTACCTCTATTTTACGCCAATTAATTGATGCAGGTACGCTTTCTAACTTACCTGCGGGATTTAAGGCGCGTGGCGCAAGGATTCGAGAAGAAGATAATCCTCTACAGCCTGGAGAGTTTAGAGATATAGACGTTGCAGGCTCTGATATACGCTCTTCCTTGATGCCTTTGCCGTTTAAAGAGCCTTCAGGTACATTGTATAACCTTTTGGGCACTCTCGTGGACGCAGGGCGGCGTTTTGCGGCTATGGCAGACATGAAAATAGCCGAAATGGGCGGTGAAACGCCTGTTGGAACAACAATGGCTATTATGGAACGTGGTACAAAAGTCATGTCTGCGATCCATAAACGCATGCATTATTCGCAAAAAATTGAGTTTAAGCTGTTATCTAAGGTGTTTTCTGAAACTATTCAGGCATATCCATATATGCCATCAACAGAGGTTGGCCCTGAGATATTCGCACAAGACTTTGATGCAAGGGTTGATGTTCTTCCTGTAAGTGATCCTAACATCTTTTCTATGGCACAGCGTATTGCGCTTGCACAAACACAGTTACAGTTAGTGCAATCAAACCCACAAATTCACGGTGGGCCGCAAGGATTGTATCAGGCGTATCGTAAGATGTATGAGGCGCTTGGTGTAAACAATATTGATTCAATACTACCACCGCCTCCACAACCAATGCCAATGAACGCGGCTATGGAGAATAAGATTGCAATCACTGGCGGTATGCCTCAAGCGTTTCCACAGCAAGATCATAAAGCTCACATGGAAACACACTTGGCTATTATGGCAACGCCTGTGGTTCAAACAAATCCACAAGCTATGGCAACGCTCCAAGGACATATTCAAGAACACATTGGTATGTTGGCAGAACAACAAGCACAGCAAATGGTTATGGAACAGGCAGGGCCAGAGGTTCAGCAAAACCCAGAGGCTATGCAAATGCTACAGCCTGCAATTGAACGTCAAGCTGCAATGATTATTGCAGAACTTACCGAGGAATTTACTCAAACAGTTGAGCCTGTAGGTGAAGGAACCGATCCTCTTGTTGCAATTAGGCAACAGGAACTACAGCTAAAAGCAGCAGATATGGAACGTAAATCTACAGAGTTTGATGCCAAACAAGAACTAGAGCGTGAGAAAGAAATGGCTGACGCTAGTTTGGCTCAAGAAAGGCTAAACCTACAGCAAGACGCTTTAGCCGATAAAACACGAGTCGCAGAAGATCGTATTCAAACACAAAGGGATATTGCGGCTATCAACGCGCAAATGAAAGGAGTCAGACAATGACCAGTAGTGTAAGGGCTAAAATGGCTCAAGTTGAAAAAGAAAAGAAAGTAGCTAAAAGAGAGGCTACAATTGCTCCAGAAGTAGTTACAGAAATGGTTCGTGCTCGTAGCGATAAAGGACATTATATATCAGATGACCCAAGCACTCCAGAAAACGAAGCGTGGGTTGAAAAGCCTAAAAAGAAAGCGGCTCCCAAAAAGAAAGCTCCTGCCAAAAAGAAAGCCGCAAGCAAAAGCTAGTGGCGGCGTAACAAAACGCTTTAGCAAAATAGCTCGACCCCAAAAATTTCAGGGTATTTTCTAAAACTCTGGGATAAATACTTGTATTCTCCTATGGATTGTATAATGTCCTAGTATGGAGATCTCATGGACGCACTAAATCTAGCTGAATACCTCTACAAAAAGTTACGTCAACGCCGTGATGACATACAGGTGTCTTTAGGCACAGGTAACATTGGTTCGTTTGATGACTACAAGTATGCAGTTGGGCAGATCAAAGGTTTGACGTTTATGGAAGAAGAAATCAGAACAGCAATGAGAAATATTGAGCTATCAGATGAGTAAAAAACTGTATGTGCCTGAAAGTATGGCAAGAAAACCAAAGGATATGGAAAACATTCCTACGCCTATAAAGACTGCTTTTGGAAAAGATAAAGAAGAAAGCAAGAACGAGAATGATCCTTCTCAAATGGAAGCTTCAGCTTTAGAGCGTCTTCCACAACCAACTGGATACAGAATGTTAATCATTCCGTATTACCCAAGTGAAAAAACCAAAGGTGGTGTTTATGTTCCTGATGCAGTTAGAGACAGAGAAGCCTTTGCAACAGTAGCAGCTTATGTCGTAAAACTAGGCCCAGATGCATACCAAGACTCCCAGAAATTCCCAACTGGTTCGTGGTGTTCTGAAAAAGATTGGGTTCTTATAGGAAGATATGCGGGAAATAGGTTTAAAGTGGAAGGACTTGAGGTTCGTATTATAAATGACGATAATATTATAGCTACGATACTTGACCCCAAAGACATTTCGTATGTATAAGATAACAGAGGAGAGTTTTTGTTATGCAGGCAGAAGCCCAAGAAAAAGAAATTGAAGAAGTAACATCCGTAGAAATAGAGGACGACTCAGAAGTTATTGAAGAGTCTTCTGAAGAGGAACAACAGGCTTCTTCTAATGAAGATTCTGATGATGAGCAAGAGCTTAGAGATTATGAATCTCCAAATAAAAAGAAAAAAGATCCACAGCGTAGAATTAAACATTTAACTGCGTTAAGAAAAAAAGCTGAAGAAGAAGCAGCCGCCGCAGTAGAATATGCGCAACAGATTAAAGCTCAAAATGATGAGTATAAAAAGCGTCTTTCAACTTTAGACAAGGGATATATGTCTGAGTATGAAGGAAGAGTTACAACGCAAGAAGCCCAAGCAAAACGTGCATTAGCAGAAGCACATGAAGCAGGCGATTATGAAAAATTAGCGGATGCTCAATCAGCAATATCACAAATTGCTATTGAAAAAGAGCGTCTTCGTTTACAGAAACAACGTTCTCAGCAGCAAGCTCAAGAGTATGCTGCTCAACAAGAACAGGTGCAACAGCAGCCCCGTCAACAAGCCCCTCAACCACAGCGTGACCCAAAGCTAGAGTCATGGTTAGAAAAAAATAAGTGGTTTGGTCAAGATAAGGTTATGACAGGTGCCGCAAGAGCAATTCACGAAACGTTAGTTGCGGAAGAGGGGTATGCCCCTACAACCGATGAATATTATTCAGAAATTGATCGGCGCATGCGTTCTGAAATGCCTAATAAGTTTGCAAGTGGCAAGAAAAACGTCCAATCTGTCACTCCTTCGGGGAACGGTAGTCGTTCACTGGTAAATGGACGGAAGAAGCAAGTGGATCTAAACCCTGGTCAAGTTGCATTGGCTAATAAGTTAAAGATACCCTTGGAAAAATACGCCGCTGAAGTGGCGAAACTAGAGAATCGGAGAGACTAATGGCGGATCGTACCCCACGAGAAACAGAAACTCGGCAAAGCCAAGAACGTAAAGTTTGGAGGCCAGGAACAGCGTTAGAAGCTCCAGAACCACCTCTAGGGTTCAAGCATCGTTGGATTAGAGAATCCGTGATGGAGTTTGATGATAAAACAAACATTCATAAAAGAAGACAAGAAGGATATGATCTCGTTCGTGCAGAGGAATATCCAGAGTATTCAGGTCCAGTTGTAGATGAGGGAAGGAACGCAGGCATCATAGGTGTTGGCGGTTTGGTCCTTGCTCGTATACCTACTGAACTTGCAGATCAACGCAATCAACACTACCAGAAGACTACACAAAATCAGATGGATGCTGTTGATCGTGATTGGATGCGCGAAAATAATCCTGCGATGCCAAAAATGGCACCACAACGTAAATCAAGTGTGAGTTTCGGCTCACGACCTAAATCTGATGGAGATTAAAGATGGCGAATTTAGACGCACCTTTTGGCCTTCGTCCTGCTCGTACAAGTATAAGCTCTCAACAGCAAAATCGTTACCGAATTGCTGCAAACTACAACACCTCTATTTTTCAGGGTGATCTAGTTGCAATGGTAACTGGTGGCGGTATTGAGAGAGTTGCGGCGGGTGGTTCAGGATTTATTCTAGGCGTTTTCAACGGCTGTGAATTTACTGATCCAAGCACAGGAAAGCCAAGATTTTCAAACCACTATCCTGCAAGCACAAATGCGGCTGACATCATAGCTAACGTTATTGATGATCCAAATGCAGTGTTTGAAGTTCAAGCTGATGCTGCATTTCCAGTAGCAGACTTGGCAGGTAACTACGATATTCTAGCAACAGCAGGAGATACCGTATCTGGTAGCTCTCGCATTGAGTTAGAAGTAGGAACTGCGGATAGTACGGTAGCAACCCTACCACTAAAGGCAATCGATATTTCTCAAGATCCTGAGAATAGCGATGTTTCATCGGCAAATACAAACGTAATTGTCAGAATTAACAACCACCTGTTCAGTGCTGGCACTGCGGGTCTAGCATAAGGAGACTGAGTTATGGCTATTTCAAGATCCCAGCTCGTCAAAGAGCTAGAACCTGGGCTTAACGCTTTGTTTGGTATGGAGTATGACCGTTACGAAGGTGAACATGCAGAAATTTTTGACACAGAAGCATCTGATCGTGCTTTTGAAGAAGAAGTAATGCTTGTTGGCTTTGGTAATGCTCCAACTAAAAGCGAAGGTGCGGGTGTACAATTCGATAATGCAAATGAAGCGTTTACTGCTCGTTATTCACACGAAACAGTAGCTCTTGCTTTCGCATTAACGGAAGAAGCTGTTGAAGATAATTTGTATGACCGCCTTGGTGCTCGTTATACAAAAGCATTAGCTCGTTCAATGGCGCACACAAAGCAAATCAAAGCAGCATCTGTTTTAAACAATGCGTTTGATAACAACTTTACTGGTGGTGACGGTGTTGAGCTATGTTCAACAGCACACCCTCTAGCGGGTGGTGGTACCTTCCGTAACGAGTTGGCAACTGCTTCTGACCTCAACGAAACTTCACTTGAGAATGCTCTTATTGACATCTCAACATTCGTTGATGAACGTAATATGATTGTCGCAATGCGTGGCACAAAGTTGATTATTCCACCACAACTGCAATTCGTTGCAGATCGTTTGTTGGAATCAACTCTTCGTGTTGGTACTGCTGACAATGATGTTAATGCAATCCGTAACATGGGTATGTTACCAGAAGGTTACACTGTTAACCATTTCTTGACAGACCCAGATGCGTTCTTCATTAAAACAGACGCTCCAAATGGCTTTAAGCACTTTGAGCGTTCTCCAATGAGAACAAATATGGAAGCAGATTTTGATACAGGAAACATGAGATTCAAGGCTCGTGAGCGTTACAGCTTTGGCTTTAGCGACCCACGTTGCGTATTTGGTTCCCCTGGAGCATAATTTGTGTTAACATAGAGTATGAACATTTTTCATGTTTTTGCTCCTTAAACTTAGAGGCGGCGCGAGTCGCCTCTTTCTTTTTGTTAAATATGTGGTATTGTGTGTTTATTCCTGACAGCGGCATGAGGCTGCTGACATAACCCAAGACAGGAGATTGACATGGGTACTACTACTTTTTCTGGCCCTATAAAGGCAGGAACAATTAAAAATACAACTGGAACAACTCTTGGTTCAGATATCAAGAACACTGGTCAAGTTGTTATGGCACAAACATTTTCAGTAGATTTATCTGGTGGAGCGGTGGCTGCGTCTGTAACAGACGTTGTTATTCCTGCAAATTCTCAAATTATTGACTGTATTATTG